CTTTTATAATGCCTTGCTTGAATTTTACCTTATCAAATATATTAGCAAGCACAGCATCTACAGAGCCAAGAGTAATATTAACTATCATAAAAATTATTAAACCTATTCCTAAATAAACAGTATTCATATCAATTAATTTTATTATTTCACTCATGCTTTCACCTTCCTATTATTTTTATTTTTCCTTTTCTTCTAAATCTTCTATTCTGTGATTAGCAACTTTGATTTGTTCTTCAATAACGAACGTCCTCTCCATAACAGAATTGTGCTTGTCGACTTTTTTTGTTAATTCCTCAATGCGATAATTAGTTAATTTGTTACTTGCTCTTACTCCAAAATATGAGCCTACAATCGTTCCTATGCAACCAAATGCAGCAACTATTAATGCAACCATTATTTCACTACCCATTTCTCACCCCTTATTTTGTATTAAAAAAGAGCAACCTTTCGGCTACTCTCATTTTTTGCATAAAAAAAGGACACTATTCCTAATGCTCTTAGTCCATCAATTTATTCTTTTGTTTACTAAGCTACTTGTGGTGTTGCTAAAATCATCTGTTTTTCAACTTCTGTAATTCTCCCCAAGCTAACCATAGTAGTTAAATAATTTTCATCTAATCTTTTCATTATCCACATATTCAATAAAAATCCATAAACCATTTTATACACCTCCCATCAGTAAAAACATTATAGTTTCTTCTGCCGTTTGTAGTCTTTCTTCCGTCGTTGGTTTTTTAGGTGCATTTAATTCAGCAGTTATTTCTTCTTGTGTTTTCCAAATGATTTTAGCCATATTACACCTCCTCAAACAATTCTTTTTCATCAACACTATAAAACCTAATCACTTTAACATTTACAGTTTCACCTATTTTTTCAGCATTTATAATAGGATTGATAGGTAATACTTCTGCGATTATTTCTATTGCAATTCCCTCTGCAAGTCCTGTGAAATCAAAGGTTTCTGAAACTTCATTAATTTTTACTGATAATATATCATTATTTATGATATATTCAGCTTTTGTGTCTGCTCTTAGTGGAGCTTCTATTAGATTAATCATGCTTTCCACCTTCCATTAACGATAATGCTAGTAGGTATTAATGTTCCTGATGCCAATCCTCCCCCAGTGTATGGTCTAGCAAATGCGGCTATTTTTACGCTCGTTGTACCTGATAAATAGACCGAAAAATAAAATAACATATCTAATGATGTATGTGTTATCGACGCACTTAACACTGTACCATAAAGGGCAATTGGTAAAATCACATCAAATGCCCCCGAACCACCATAGGTTTCTACTGTTACGTTCATTCTACATATTGCAGTTCCATCTGCAAATTTTACATAATAGCCATTTGCGTTACTTCCACTTTCTACAACTCCGCCCAATCCAACTAATGGAACCAAAGCGTTAATTTGTGTCCCATGACTATTTACATCCGTTTGTACCAACTGAAAATTAGCATCCGTTCTTTCAAATGCCAATTTACCTGTTATTGTTCCTATAATTCTCGCTAAACTTAGAGCCATGTTATCACTCTCCTATTTCGACAAAATCCATAATATTAATCAAGTCGCTTGCTCTTATAGTTAATCCGCTTGAAATATTGATTTTTTCAAACTTCAAATCTATTTCAATATTTCCTAAATCTTCAACCTCTTTGACAAAGTCTTCTTGTTCTTTTTCTCTAATAATATATGTTTTTTTATCTTCTGAATCACCGTATTTTGCAAGAAGTTTATTTTTTTGAACATTATAATTTTGTATTTGTGGCTCTATTTCCGTTAATATTTTTACTACCTTAAAACTTTCTTTTGCTTGTAATAACATATTACTTAATTTGTTCAAATTTTCAGCTGCATTTACTATTTTAATTAATTTCATATTACCTCCTAATATTCAATGAGACATTTTGTACCACTCACAAACCCCCATGTGACCCTTATTCCTAATATGCTAACCTTCATCAATCCCGGCTCTACGAGTAAAACGGTTCCCAATGACGGATTTCTGCATTCCAAACCATTGCTCATTGATATTCCACCTGTTGATTTTATGCTTAATGACTCATAACTGCCGTTCATAATTTTAAATCCACCGTTTTTTATGGTTAATCCCGCTGTATCAAAAGTAAGTTTTGAGTTATTTACCGCTGCTGTTATACCACTTGTTGTTTGAGTTACGGTACTTATATTGCCTTCTGCTGTGCTAATCCTGCTTGTCAAACTATTGGCTGTTTGAGTAACAGTTGAAACGTTGCCTTCTGCCGTTGTTAATCTTGATGTCAAACTTGTTGCTGTTTGCGTTACAGTACTAATGTTTCCTTCGGCGGTGGATATTCGACTTGCAAGGCTCGTTGCCGTCTGTGTAACAGTACTAATATTACCCTCTGCTGTAGATATCCTACTCGTTATACTGCTAACACTTTGACTTATAGTGCTTACATTACCCTCTGCCGTACTAATTCGGCTTGTCAAGCTTGTTGCCGTTTGCGTTACAGTACTTATATTCCCTTCTGCTGTCAAAATCCTTGATGTCAATGCTGTGGCCGTCTGCTCCAATGTGCTTACGTCACCTTCAGTTGTTAATACCCTGCTTGTCAAGCTAGTTGCTGTCAATTCAAGCGTTGCCATTCTGCCGTCATAGCTCGCAACTGATAGGGATATCAAATCAACTGTCTGACTAATCTCCGATACGTTTAGTCTTAATTCCGTTATCGCTCCATCCTCAATATGTTGCCAATCTGAGCCGTTCCACCGATAGGTTTTGTTTAAACTAGCGCTGTAATAGTCAACTGTTTGCAACATGTTGTCAACTGTCATTAGTAAATTATCAACAATAAACACTTGATTACTTGTGCTAAACCATGTATCGCCGATTGCTGGATTAAGGGGAGCTGTATCTCCCTTATGAGTAAAGCTCATGTTTGCCTCAATGCTTTGCACTCTGCTATTAAAGCTGGTAACAGTCTGTGTCAATACAGTTAAGTCTCCCGTATCTGCATCATAAAGTTTACTTATAGTAGCATCTATCGTGCGTTCGAGTACGTTTGTCTTGCCCCTAATCTGCAAAATAGATTGATTTATAGACTTGCTAATGCTCCTATCAAGATTTCCTGTCGCAGAGTAAACATCAGTACCGTTTGTCATCTTGCGTGTCATAACGACTACATTAATGACTTGTCCTTTGCGTGTAGTAACAGTAAATGTATTGCCTGTCTTAATTAAAGGATTAGCATTTAGTGTTATTTCAAACGGTGTATACGTAAAATCTTTAATTGCGTTATAGATAGCTTCAATGGTCGGTCTAATTTCCGCATCTGTTTCTGCGTACAATAAGGGATTATTTTCTATAATATAAGCATTTGTGCCTATTCCTACGATAACCCCTATGTCATTTTCCTCAACTCTAACTTGCAATTTGTCTATTTTTTTCGTCTGATAATCTTCTATTTTTATGCTGTAATAATCTGCATTAGTAACGCCATAAATAATAGATGTATACCAACCTAACTTAAGTTGTCCTAACTCGTTAATGATTGCGTATTTTGCCGCTATCTCGCATATCCACTTTAAAAAGTCTCTGCCCTTAACGTTTATGCCATTAAAGTTTTTCTTGACAACAAAACTCTCGTTTAAAAATGCTGTTGTTGCAATAGGTACCCCAATATAGCTACACAATCCAGTTAACAGATTTTTTAGTGTTATTGGATATACCACAGTTGCAAGCCAATCATCAATAATAGTGTCAAACTTAATCATTCTGTCATAGGCTTTAATTCTTATCGCGGTATCATTTATTTTCGTTGGTTTTTCTGCAATAAAAATGCCCATTGGTATGTCTTCAAAGACACCTGGGCTTGTTTCAACTTTGATTTTCCATGTTATCTCTTGTCCAGCAAGACTATTAATTAATTGATTCATATTGTTGAGTTGAAATTCAATTGTCGCAACCGTACAACTGCCGAGTATTACATCAACGCCACTGTTTACTGTTTGGTTATATGTTATTCCACCAATTAAATCAGCGACGGTAAATGTATAACCACCTACCGTCAGTATATTTGTTTTATTAACATTTATATTTTTAAATAGATTCAAATCCACCTTATCACCTACTTTTCAAAACAATTAAATGTCACATTGCGCCACAATCCATTGTACAATACAGCGGAATATGATTCGGCGCTGCTGTCAGGCGTGTAGCAATTAATTATATTTATGCCTAGTATAAGATCGTCATATGTCAACGCATATTCTTTACCTTGTACTAAATTTAACATAAATGTCATTTCTGCTTTTGTCATTGCAGCATATTTTATATAAGCTTTGTGTATGTTCGTTCTAATCCATTCTATATGCGTAACCCCATCATCCGTTATAACCATTCTTGACAAACTTCCAATTTCGATTTTTGTGTTTCTATCTGGGGCATAAATTGCCTGTCCGTTTATTTTCCATACTGTCGATAAATTTCGCATCTATACCCCTCCTAAGTCATTATAGGACTTTGTCCTGTTGTTCTTGTTTGCTCA